GAGTGTGGCCGTGCCGCATGTACTTGAACCTCGACCTATCACCGGCCGCGAACACAGCACCCATCAGAGCGAGCCTGCGCCACAACGCCCAGTCCTGCAAGGCTACGTTGGGGAAGCCGCCGGCGTCGAGCAGGATGTCGGTGCGAACGAACGATCCGGCGACTAACGGGTTATGGTCGAGCGCGAGGATCTCGTCGTTTGCCATCGGCGGCGGGATGTAGATCTCCCCGTCGCTTCGTTCGTATCCGCACTGGACAACATCCGCATCCACATATTCAATGCCTTCGAGCGCGTCAGGGAACGCGAGGTCGTCGATGTCGTGGATCCAGACCCATTCACTGCGAACCTCCTGTAGGGCGGTATTGAGATGGAAGGCTTGTGGGTATGAACGCCGGTCCTGGCGGCGGCGCGAGACTTCGAGGACGGTGGTGATGTGCCGGTAGCGGTCGGTGCCGATGATGACTTCGCGGGGTGACGGGTTGAGCATCCCGACGCAGTGCAGCCAGTCGGAGAGGTAGTCGTCGTGGCTTGAGCCGTAGAGGCAGGAGATGATCGTCACGTCAACCATGCGACGTCCCCCTCATAGAATCCAAGCCTCGATTTGAAGAAGCGCAATCCTTCGGTGCCGCTATCGAATCTGTTGTAGTAGAGGACGCCCGAATAGCCGGCTTGGTCCTCGATGACGCCCTGGAAGAGGAGGTACATGATCTCGTTGGCGAGGTGGTCTCCGTGGCCGAGGATCATGCTGACCATCCCCAACGCGTTGCTGCGATGGAGCGTCATGTACGCGACAAGTGTGGAGTCCTTCAGCACGCCGTAGGTGCGGGTGTTGTGGAGATGGCAGGGGAACTCGGGCAGGCGTCCGTGTTCGCGTCGGTCGCGGTATCCGTCCGCCATCGGCCGTCCCTGGCGTTGCTCAAGCGACACATTGACCGCAAAGATGTCGTCAGCGTGATCGGCGTACGAGACTTCGCTGAAGACGTAGCCGCGGCGCTGACAGCGGTCGGCGCGCTTCCGAGCTGTCCGATGCTGTGAGCGCCACTCATCAAGCGACTCCGGACAGGCCATGATCGACACACCCCGCTGATAGCGGATCGGCTCGAGCGTGTGTCCGAGCGTCTGCGCGTGGTTCAGGCAGTCCTGCTCGTCACAGTCGCCGACGAGATCCACCGGGAGCATCATCGTCTCAATCACGGCGCATCACCATCCAAGCCACGCGCGAGTTACGCGGGAAGAACGACTGCGTCCAGCCTTCGGGAGCGTTCAGGTTCGTATCGTTCCTGACTGTCAACGTCACCATCTGCCGCGCCACCGTCAGCCAGAGGTAGAACGTCTCCCAGACCTGTTCGGCCATGTCGCCCATGAACGGATCGACCGAGACGACGTCCCATTCGCGGCCTTCCATCGCGGCGTGCTCGGTGAACTCCCAGGCGTCAGCGACGTGGAAGGCGTGCCCTTCGGGCATGAGGGTCGCCATCTCGTAGAGCTTGTCCTTGTCGGTGTCGACGAAGTCGACGGTGAGGCCGGCGCGGATCAGGTGGATACCGTCGTTGTGACCCCAGAAGCCGGCCGCGAACAGCGACAGGGCTGTCCCTCCGTCCGTCGGAAGCAGGAATGACGGGTACGGCTGCGCCTCACGGTTCAGCGCATCGAAAGTGGCGGGCTTCGCGATCAACTCATCGCCTTCAGGACGACGACCTGGAGCAGCGATCCGAGGAAGAACCCTTCCCCGTTCACGTCGGTGAAGTCGGTATAGCCAGACCAAGGGAACCCGTCGTTCCACTTGATATCTTGCGCCCAGCCGCCGAGCGAATGGTCGGAGTCGAGCGCCTTAACGATCGACAGGTCGCCCTCGTCGTCCATCAGGGCGAGCAGGAGGTCCTCGCCCGTGTAGAGGTCGGCGGTTGAGACGCGCACCCGGATCGTGACCGGGACACCGCCGTAGAGCTCGTTGAACCCGGCGAGACCAGCCTCGAGGCCGGTCGGGTTGGCGATCAGCATGTCGATCGCGGGCGTCTCGGCGACCGAGAACGCACGCGATTCGATGTGCAGCGTGACAGGCCAGGCGGCTGCGCCTGTCGCGAGTTCGTTCGTAAGTTGTGCGGCCATGGCGTCCATGACCTGCGCGAGGGTCGCCATCGCGGCTAGGCCGTGCTCCTAGATGTGACGCCACGCTCTCCGCGTGACGATGAAGCTGACAAGCGCATGGCTAATGCTGTATTGCGCAGCGAGTTCTTTCTGCGTGATTCCTCCGCGAGCGTATTGAGCACGCAGCGCAAGAACCTGCTCCTCGGTGAGCTTGGCTTGCGAATTATCTGATCCTCGTGGCCTGCGAGCCTTGCGTGCGGAATCTGCGGCATTGTCTGCACTTGTCCCGACAGATAGATGATCGGGGTTGACGCAGAGCGGAGTGTCACAGGAATGCATGACGACCATGCCGACGGGGATCTCGCCGTGATGCAGTTCGTAGCTAAAGCGGTGCGCACCGACTTGCCGATTGGACTCAGCCTGAAATGCGCCGTAGCCGTCACCGCGCCGGCCTGCTGTCCACAGCCAACACTCACCCGAACGATCGACCTTCTCCCAGAAGCGATCGACTGGTGGGCGCGGCCGACCGTTTGCGATGTCGAGACTCCCGTGTTTTCGGAGCCGGTAGTAATGCATGGGACAGAGACCACGCGAGAGCGCCTGCTTCTCACAATTAGGCGCGGAGCACGGTGATTCTCCCATCTATGTAATGCTAGCATCACAGCACTACCTAAGCAATGCCCCATTGGCTCTTGATGGGCGAGAGCCGTTGCGCGTACCTCTCCCAGGAGTAGCGTCCGAACGTGGTCGGGACCGCCTCGTCAACGACGCCGAGGATCCCAGGAGCGGATTCGGTGTGCCGCCACAGATCGGCCGCGCGGTCAAGGTTCACCGAAGCACAGAGTTGGTATCCAGCCTCGTCGAGTTCTGGGAGGCTCAGGTCGATCTCAGACGCGATCTCCTGTGCCGCCACCAGCAGTACGCGATTGGCGGCGTCGGTCTGATCCTGTGACGGTTGCCTTACCTTCAGGACGCGGAAGAGTTCAGTGGCCGTAGTGAACGGAACCACGTCGGTGCCGAGATCCACGATCGCGGCTGTCGGAGCTGACGTGCCTGAGCTCGCGTCCGCCCAAACGATCCGGTACCACTGCTGCGGCGTGTCGCTCGCCAGATGCGTCGTCAGGTTCCTGATCTGGGGATCCGTTGGGTCGCCGTCGACCGGAACGAGCGTCAACTCGTCGATCTGAGCGAACGTGCCATCGAACGCATCCGACTGCTGGATACGCGCCTTGGTCCACGGCACGTCGTCGTATCGGGCCGGCGGTGTGTAGTCGACGAATGAGAAGACGGTCGCCATCTACTTCGCCTTCGGCTTGGCCTTCGGCTTGGTCGTCTGTTCGACCTTCTGCGGAGCGCCGAGCCCTGAGAGGTCATCGGTCGTGGTCGACTTAGTCCCCTCACCCTTCGGGTCGTAGTACCCCTTGCCTCGGCGCTCCCTGTACGGCGTCATCGTTCTAGTTGTCCGGGGTCGGCATCGACGCGAACGTGTTGAGGTTCGGGCCGGGGCCGCCGAGGATCTTGCCGACCTGCTCCTCTGAGCTGCCGCTGACGTTCGGCTCCATGACGTAGTCGTCCGTGCCGGGAGATGCAACGTCACCGGATGCAGGCGATGCGCTCGAGTCGGTGCCACCGTCGGTGGGCATCGCCTGCCCGGACGGGTTGTACGGCTCGGGGCCTACCGGCATCCCGCCCGTGTTCTCCTGTGTGCCTGTCTCGGTCCCTGTGATGTCCATCTGTCTCCTTTCAGACTGTTGTGGTGAGTCGTTACGAAAGCTCGATTCGATGCCCTAGAGGATTCCGACCCAGGTGGCGTCCCCAGCGACCCCGGCGACGGTGCAGCGGTAGATCGTCTCGTTCGCTCCGCCGGGGTCGATGCGGATGTAGATGTTCCCCACATCGCCTCCGATCCCAGGCTCCCCCGTGCCCATTGAAAGGGACGACTGCCCAAATAGGATCGTCTGGGCGGGGAAGTAAACGCCCATAGGCGAGTTGCCGACGACTACGTTTGTTTTGAGACCATGCAGACCGCTGATACTTATCCGGTCATTGTCTGAATTCAGGTACGCGTTGCCGTTGTAGGGATCGGCCGTGCCGTCTCCGAAATACCAGCCGTCCGTTATGTCCGCGAGCAGCACACGCGGGAAGTCATCCCCGGCTACCGCGATAGCCACCTGTCCTGTGTCCTGCGGGAAAACGAGCGTGGTCAGCTTCCCCTCACCAGTGACCGTATTGTCGTACGTCGTCGTATCAAGCGTGACCCCGGCCGGGTCTGCGACGGGGAGCACGGTTCCGGGCGTCACTCCGCCACCTCCGCCAGCACGCTTCGCCGCGACAGCCGCGATCGCCCTCTCCGAGTAGCCAATCGTGTCGAGATAGACCTGATCGGCATCGGCCGGTGAATCGTCGAGGATCGCTTCGATTTCCGCGACCGACGATGCTTCGTATCCGGTCAGTTGTTCAGTCACTTAGATCCTCGACCTCCTCTCGTCTTGCTCGCGGGGAGGCCCGATGCTATTGCCGGGCCTCCCCGTTCTTCTCAGCGCCCCGTGGTTACGAGGCGGTCGTGATGAGTGCGAACGATCCGTCGTCGACGACATCGGCCTCGAACGCGCCGATGATGCCGACCTCAACGCCACCGATCGCCGGCTCCACGACCCGGAGCTCTACCGGAGCACCGGCCGTCTCCGCGACGAGCAGACCAGCGGAGTCGCCGACGATGATCGTGCCGCTGTCAAGTCCACGCGAGATCACGATGTTCAGCGGCCCGATGTTCTGGCCGTTGACCGACATGAACTGCGTAAACGCGTTGGACGTGAGGCCCAGGAAGTAGCCGAACCTGTCCGGGGCGAGGTAGATCGTGTCGGCGACACGGCCGCTGTTGGCGAACACGGCTGCGTAGCCGGCACCGATCCCGGTCATCATCTGGGCGAACGTGTCGGTCGCCCCGACCTGGGTCCCGATCCGATGCGTGTACGCGGAGTCGGTGACCGCCTTCGCGGCGTCCTGCTCCGTCTTGAGCGCGTAGTCGGCTGCGGCCAGGTCGAACCACAGTGACAGCGCGTCCGGGGTCGTCCAGTTGATCGCCTGCCAGGACAGGTCGCCGCCACCGAGGTAGGTGGACGCGGTCTGCGTGACGAGGTCGACGACCATGCCCTGGTTGCCGGCCTCGGTCTTCTGCGTGTTCTGCACCGAGACGATCGGCCGGGTGCTGACCTTCGGGTAGGTGAGCGTGCCCCGCATCAGCGAGGTGCGCATCGCGGAGTTGACCAGGTTCCGGTTCTTGTTGATGATCTGGAAGATCTGGTCGAGGTACTGCGGGGTCTGCAGGCCGGCGACGTTCGATGAGAGCGTGTTCGCCGGAGTCCTCTTGAGCAGGCCGAGACGCTCGCGCGCCTTGAGGACGGTGTCGTTGCCGCCGGCGAGCTGTGCGATCTCACTGCAATGCACCGAGTCGCGGGTGAGGATCATGTCACGCGCGTAGGTGGCGAAGTCGCGGTAGATGATGCCGTCACCGTCGAGGTCGACTCCGTCCTCGACTCCGGCCATCGCCTGCCGTGCCTTCTTGGCGTTCGCGATCGCTGCCATCGTGGACGAGATGTCCTCGGTCAGCTGCGTCGTCTCCGCGTCGATCTCGGTGACCCGCTCGCGGTACTTGAGAATGTGCTCCTGCTCGACCTCGTTGAGCGTCTTGTCTTCACGACTGTTGATCGACGCGTTCAGCGCCTCCCACTTGTCGGTCACGACTTCGCGCTCGTCGAGCAGCATCGACAGACGGGTTTCCGCCTGGGTGGTCGATGCGGACATCGGTTACACCTCCGAACTGGTTGACATGGACTGACTTCGCTGGCGGGTGTCGATGCCAGGGGTGCCGGTCTGTGCCGGGGTGCCTGCGTGCTCGAGGTGCGCCGTGTGGTTCAAGCTAGGTGGATGAACTGGTCGAGTTGAATGAGGTGAGGATCTTCTCGAGGCGCGACCGGGCCGCGTCACGCTGCGCCTGGGTCGCGTCGTTCGGGAAGCCCTGGCCGATCCGTGAGAGAGCGGCCTTGACGCCGTTGACGTTGATCGCGCCGGAGCCTGGCTCCTTGAAGGGAAGATGGCAGCGGGCCTTCGTCTTCGGTCCGCCCGGACCGTTGAGGTCGATCGCCGCGGCGGCGCAGTACGCCTCCGGCGAGTCCCAGCGCGACTCGGCTCCATCCCATGGCTGCTCCGTGTACGCGCGGGTGAGAAGGATCGCCATCCCTTCGGGGAGTTCGATGCCGAGGTCGGCGCAGCGCTCGAGGAGCTGCTTATTGATCGGTGGCGGCATCATCTCTTCGTCGAGTGTGACCACGTCCTCTTCGCGCATGGCCAACACTTGGGACTTGCTGTACGCAGGAGTTGGCGTGAGCAGAACGGAATCGAGATTCGCCCGGAACCGCTGCAGGATGCCATCGCGAGTTCGGACGTTGCCGTTGCACTGCTCGTAAAACTCTGCCGAGACGCCCGTGAACACACCGTCGCTAACAAGCTCGCGAGCCGTATCCGCCTCGGCGCTCTGATGCATCTTGAACCGCGCGTGGTAACCGTCTTCGCGACTAACTAGCGTTTGCCCGTGGCCAACGACACCAACAAGTCCAGGCTTGCGGTCACCGTTGGCCGCGACCTGATCGTGCCCAGAACCGGCGCGAAGGTAGACACGATTCGCTGCGTTCTCCTGATGCGAGAACACACCCGGCATCCATTGCTCCTTATACGGCCGGAAGTCCGGCGGATCGGCCACGGTAGCTATCTCGTCGAACGGGACAACGCGCACGTCGATCGTGCGGTCGTCGGCCATCTGTGCCTGGACGCCGAAGGTGCGGACGAGAACCATGCGCTCGCTCGTCTCCACGGAATCCTCCTCCACAGCTTCGCTCATCATTTCCTCCCTAGTCCGACCAGCCGAGGCGTCGGCTGACCATTTTGTTGCGCCGGCGAAGCACCAGCTGTCGGCGGCGCATCCGGCGCCTGCGGCGGATAGTCCTGCGAGGCTGCGGCGGCCTGCGGGTCGTCCTCTTCCGTAGCGAACGGTCCCGTGGTGACGCCCGTCTCCTGGTGCAGCGGCTGGAACGTGTCCTTCGCGTCGAACCAAACCCACTGCCCAGCCGGTAGCGCCTGCGACGTGAACGCGTCAGCGATCCGCTTCGCGGTCGGCCGCAGCTCGAACCGCCACCACATCTCGCCCAACTGGCCGGGGTTCTGGTACGTGAGGCTCGAGTTGCCGCGGCTGCCGCCGACCGTCATGTTCAACATCACCGCCGGGATCCCGTACGCGGATGCGAGGTTGACCGCGTTGAACTCCTGGTTCTCCAGCAGCGCTAGATCCTTCGGGTTGAACGACAGTTGCTCGAAGTCGAGCTCCGGCGGCAGGACCGGAGGAGCACCAGAGCGTTCGGCTGTCCGTGCCTGCCACTGCGTCTGAATCGCTACTGCCTGCTGCTCGGTCAGTTTCCGCTGCGACTTCAGCGCAACCTTTGGGACGCCGCCCGTGTTCACCTCGAGTGCTGCGTTGCCGGCGGCGAGCAGCCCCCATGCAATCTGCGCATAGGCGCGGATCGCCGGCGTCCCGTGCGCCTGGAAGGTCGCCTGTGCACCAGGGTTTCGGTCGATCTGGATCACGTCGACCGGGTCGAGCAGATCGCCGCCGAGGATTCGATACTCGCGGACACCGTCCCGCCACAACGGTTCGCAGATCCGGGCGGGGATCGTCGTCCAGTTGCGCGGGTACCCGTTCGCGTAGCGCTGCGTGATGAACGCGAGCCCGTACCCCCAGCCGTAGATATCTGCGACGAGAGCGAAGATCGCGTCCGAGATCCCGTTCGGATAGAACAGCGGGTCCGGGTTGCAAACCCACATCGGCTCCGTCGCGTCCACCACGTTCGGCGCCTCGAAACGCAATGGCATTGACGCGATCTGCTGCGCGTTCATCTGGATGCAGCGGCTCGCGATCCAGGTGCGCTCAGCGAGCAGGCCGTTGCCGGGGAAGAACATCTGGCCCGTGTTACCGAGTCCGTTCTCGGCCCAGAAGTTCGGGATGACCGAGTTCCACAAGGACATGTTCGTCCCCTCGAGCGGCTCAACGTCACGCGTGAACACCTGCTCACTGCGCGCGACGAGCGGCTGGCCCACCTCCGGGCGCGGCCCAAGGATGCGATCGAGCAGACTCACATGCGCCTCACGAACACGGCGCCGACCAGCACCGCCACCACCACGATCAGGATCAAGCCCCAGGTTGGGATGCTCGCGACGACCATCAGTAGATCACCGGGACTCCGCCCGTCACACCAGCCGAAGCGCCAAGCGCCAAGGTCGCAGCGACTAGCGGCGAGATGTCCACGCTCGAGTGCTTCCGCGACCAGGCAAACGCATCCCCGAGCTGCCGGGTGCGCGCACCCCTAACGGCGTCACGCAACTCTCCCGATCCGAGGTGTGAGAGCGTCCCATCGGCGACCATGTCGACTAGGCGGCCACACGCCTGTCCATGCTCCTGCGAGTTCACCAGTTCCACCTTGACGCCAAGTTCGTCGAGCGCCAGAACGAGCGACGCTGCCGGCCCGACCGCGTCACACACCACAACTGACACGTCGCCCGTAGCGAACATCTCCGCGATCCGCTCCGGCACCCACTGCGTCCCCTGACGAGACTCCTGAATCTCGACATGCCAGTCGTCGTCCTGATTGCGACCAGAGAGGGCGATCGATGAACGCCGCTCCG